TCGCACGAGGTAAAGGTGATAAGGATAAACGTAAGAGACAAGTTAAACGTGCTGGTAGATGGTGGACTCCTAATCAAGTAACTGCTGCAACTAGACCTGGTAAAAAGAATGCTGTTTTAGCAAGTAAGAAAATAAATGGAGTTACCAAATATAAATTAATTAATTTTGGTGACAGTACAATGAGTGATTGGCATAAACATAAAGATAAGAAAAGACGCGCCAATTATTTATCTCGTAGTGGTGGAATTAGAAATAAAAGTGGTGAGTTAACTAAAAATGATAAGTTTTCAGCTAACTATTGGTCGAGAAAAATAAATTGGTAAACCTATGAACAACAACTACACTAAACCAACTCTAAGAGAACGCATTAAGTCGCGCATAATGAACAGTAATGTAGGTGGTACTGCATCTGGTAAATGGAGTGCTAGGAAAAGTCAGATATTAGTTAAGAGATATGAAGAAGCTGGAGGTAATTACAAAGGTAAGAAAAATAAGACTCAACGTAACTTAGATAAATGGAACAAGTCTAACTGGCGCACTAAATCCGGCGAACCTAGTAGTAAAACTGGAGAACGTTATCTACCAAGTAAAGTAATAGATAAGTTATCTCCACAACAATATGCGGCAACTTCGCGCAGCAAAAGATCAGCTAATAAACAAGGTAAACAATACTCAAGTTACTCACCTAATTTAAATCGAGTTATGAGAAGTAGTGGTATTTATTAACTATTAACTAACTTACGAAAACACATATCTAACATAGGAATCATTTCAACTTCATAAGCTGATGTATTAGGTCTATATCTACCTTTACCTAACTTAACGTTAATTTTAGTTGGATTATTACCTGTAGTTGTTTTATAAGTATCGGCAACTAAATTAGCGAATCTGTGCATTGTGGATTTATCTGCAACAAAACCCTTACTCTTAATATAGTCACTTAAAATGACATATCCATTATGAGTTGTTAGTTCCGTAGTTACAGTTAACTCATTTAACATTACATCAAGATTAGGAAAGTTAGTTATTGTTGCATTTCTAAGTTGTTTATATTCTGTAGTTATATTAGATAATTCATCTACTTTATCGCTAAGTAACTTAAGTGAATTAAGTATGGCTTTATTATCATCATTAACAACAGCACCAGTTAAATCCTTAACCCAATTAACGAAACCATATTGAGCTAACTTACGATAAGTATTACGTGCAGTAACATTAGCAGCTTTAGATTCATACGAGTAATACTCAACAAACATAGTTACTGCAATTGAACTTACTATTTTTGCACCATTAATTCCTTCAACCCCCAGGTTAAAAGTCTTATCCCGTAAAGGTTCTAATGATTCTGGAACTGTTTTACCCCCAGCATCAGATAAGTTGTTAATAACCTCACGAATGGTACTTCTATCAACACCACATAATCGAGCCAATCCACTAATACTAACTCCAGCATCCCGTCCATCTGGAGTAATGTAAAACTCAACATCATTAATAACAGAGGGTTGTACAATAATTTTATCTGACATGACTAATTCATCCTTAATTAACTACACTTGACTTAGATACAAACTAACTAACTATCTAAGTCACCTCATTATAACTGATAAATAGTTAAAATACATAACATTCTCCTTTTTTCTTACAAGTTAAACATTTCCAATTATAATTAAGTAAACTACATTAATTAATATGGCATTTAAATTACCATCATTTAATCTACTTAGAAAAGCTGCTTCTAAACGTGTTCCTGGTGTTGCAGGATCTAAAGTTGGATCACTTGGTAATAATAGAACTGGAGTTACTAAAACCTATGCAACTAGAGGTGCTGCACGTAAAGCTAATCAACTTGGACTATTAAGTAGACTTAAACCACGTCAACCTGTTAAACCACTTCAACCATCTCAACCTAAAGGACTTAGTAATCGAGCATTTGGAGCAAGTAGAACACCTAAAATTCGTGAATCATTTGGTAGTTACAACAAACGAGTTAAGTAATATGACAATAACTAAGCAACAACTTATAGATAAATACAATGAAGTTTATGCAGCAGATAATGGTGTTAATAAGACCTTCGTTGAATTAACTAAAGATGAGAAGGTAGAAGCATTACTACAATTCGTAACTGCTATTAGTGGTGGATCTGGTGGTGACGCTAGTGCCACTAATCAAACAGCCGTTCAAGCTAATCCAGGAAGTGATGCAACAAAAGCAGTAGCAGTACAAGGTGTAACAGGGGGTAAATCTATTCCAGTTACAGGTACATTTTTCCAAAATATTCAACCTGTCAGCATGACTGCTGCACCTGCGGGATTAGCTTACGCATCCTCAACCACAATTACTCGCGCTGCTAACACCACAACTTATACTGCTTCTGCACCAAACTTTGATGTTTATGGCGGTCTATTCCAACTTCAAAATATAGGCGAAGCTGGTAAAGGTATATTCCTTTCTTATTTTGAAATATCTCTCAATCTATCTTCTGTACCAGCAGGTATGACTTCTTTTGCGGTACACTTATACCCTACAGCACCTACAAATATTGCAGATAATAGTATCTGGACAATTGGTTCTGACCCTGTTCTAGACCCTGTAGGTTTCAATGTACCTATGAGTTTAGCTAAAGGAGGGGGTAAGGTTGTTGGCGTTATTAGAGACTTAAATCAATTGTTTATTTTAACCAGTTCAAGTTTGTGGGGATATCTGGTTACTAACGGTGCAATTGCCCCGGCTGCTAACTCAGAAACAGGGACTATACGCGCTAGGAGTTTTGTACCATGAGAACTTCTACTAGAATGGTGGTGTTGGGTGGTTTTAAAGGTGTTCTTGATTTAATTTTTGCTATAGCCTCTGTCGCTTATGGATTAAGACGGCTTTCCAGGTTTTGGACTGGCGCAGCTATAAGAGTAATGAGAACTAGTGATAACTCAGAATTAGATATAGGTTTTATTGGAGAGGATTTAGATGTAGTTACATTATTAGCATTTGTCGGTTTGGCCAACGGTGAGGTTGTTATCTGGTATGACCAATCTGGCAATGGTCGTCATGCAGTTTCAACTACGGCGGGATTGCGGCCGCGCATTGTCGTTAATGGCGTTTTACAAACGCAAAACGGAAAGCCGGAAATCAGGTTTGATGGCGTGGATGATTATTTAGCTGCCGCTTCTCCGCTTATTGACACAACGCACAGTTTGTTTATTCTGTTCACACCGACGATTGAAAATGAATTTGGGACTGTTTTTGGGCAGTGGAAATCGGGGGAAAATGGCCGTTTTTACGTTATTGCAAACCAAGTATCGGTTGGGCCTATTTCGGCTGGGCGCTTAAACGTAGCCAACACTTCATCGACGGGAGGCGGAGGCAGCGGAGGTTCAGCCATAGATGTTGCTATTTCAAATACACCCACTTTAATCACATCTATATCAACCACCGGAAGCGAGCAGTGGAAACTGTTTAAGAACGGCGCGGAATGGGATAGCGCAACAATTTCGCGCGTCTATACGGGGGTCAATAGCGCGATAGGTTCGTTGAATGGAACTGGATCATTGTTCCCATTTGACGGCACTGTATCAGAATTGATTTCGTTCCCCTCCGTCCTCTCCACCACCAACCGACAAACGCTTGAGCGTAATCAGGGTAAGTACCGCAGCATCACAGTAGCTTGAGGAAAATCATGAAAATTTTGCAACTATTATTTACGATGCTGTCAATAGAATAACTATTAGTGGATAATTAAAAACCATGACAAAACAAGAATGGCTGCTTTCTCAAATTGCACAATTCCCTCAACTATCTGCTAGGGAATTAACTTCATACCTCAATGACAAAGTATTAGTAGATAATCCAGTGCCAATAGGTCAAGTATCTGTAGAGACAACTTTAGAAGAAGTTTCAGCAGTAGTCACAGATGCGGAAGTTTTGGCACTAGCTGAAAGTCCAGTCTATTTAAGGATATTAGATGCTATTGCCCAAAATCGACCTGATTGGATTGTTGGCAACTTAACAACATTAAAACGTGGTGGCAAACTAACCCAAGCAAGTTTTGATGCAATTTTAGTATTACTTCAAAGGACTCAAATAGACCCTAGCTATCAAGAGCAAATATTGATAAGCCCTGCTGAGTTAGCGGGGTATGGGGCTATTTTAGTTAGTGATGTTGAGGAATTATTAACTCCCTAAACTTCCCCCAAATACTAAATTCTGGGATAAACAAGAATGTGCGCCACTTCCCCCGTCTACAACATCATTTGTGGGCGGGGTTTTTCTACTGCCGTCAAAAGCATCCACATAAGATAAAAAGTCATCATTCCACCAAGCTCTTAGTATTTTTATCTTCCCGCTCCTAGCATCCATAGCCCAGGGTTTAGCCCGGGTTAATTTATCGCCAAGAGGTTGGACTCCCTTACAATTACACTCAGGCAAAGCTTTTTTGATTGTCCTAATTAAGCTTTGTTCATGTCTCCTTGACGCTGAACCGCCCTCTAACTCCCACCGTTGCTTAACTTTTTTACCATCCGCCACGGCCATCGTTACGATTTGGTTATCGCCCTCTTCTGCTCCTAACTGTTCCCAGTAAACATCTAAGATGTAATATTCATACTCTCCCGTAAATTTATTTTTAACTTTCATCCATTTCTGGGATGCACTAAAGCATGAGGATGAAGAGGCAACTTCTTTAGCTGTACTGGCCAAATCCCAAAACCTTAAAAATTGGGCAGAAGTTAAATCCATGCTGCTTAACTGTTCTTGATCTATTATCTCAAACCACGAACGGTTAAAGACTAATCCTGCCGACCATTTAATCTTCCAATTACCTTTAAGCAATCGCTCCATGTCAACATTAAGTAATGAAAGTAAATTAGCTTTGTAATCAGGGTTTTGGCTTAAGAGAATCTTATTGTCGTCTAAGGTTGCACTAATAAAAGTTAAGGATTTTGGCGGCGCAATTTTAGCTAATTCTGGGAATTTAAGCATTAATTCTTCTGCGGAATCTCCCCAGTGAATAACGTTATTTAAGCGGTAAAAGTATCTTAAAACGCCTGACCTTTCTTCGATAGGGTATCCCGTCGTAGGGTTAATATACCAATCAATTAATTTAGCTACCCACGAATCTGCGTCAGGGTTACAGGTTGCATCAATCCTTGGCTTAACTCCGCACGTACTTCTATTTCTTGAAAATAAGAACCAAAATTGTTTTTCGGTAAATTTATTTAACTCATCAAAGCCAATATAGGCTATTTGCGCTCCGGGGAATTTATTCTCTACGTCTTTTTCATGTTGAGCGTGACCAAAGCTAATAGCTGCGCCGCTGGGAAATTTCCAATCTAATTTACCCTCTCTTGGAATTGCACCAGGGACTAAGCCAAATAATTTCTTAGACTCATCCCATAAACCACCCTCTGTTGTTATTTCAGGCGAAGTCCGGCGGAAGATTACCGCACCATAATTAGGGTTATCAATATTAATTAAAGACTTCCTTAACAATGCCCACGACTTCCCGCCTCCGCCGGCTCCTCCATATATGCACACATCAGCGCGCGTATTTACAAAGCTTGTTTGCTTTCCAGGCTGTGGATCTGGAAGGGTAAAAGTTACCGCATTATTCTTAGCTTTTTCGTTAACCTTGGACTTTAATAAAGTTGTTGGTGCGCCACTTAAAAAATCTTTTCTTTTGCTTCCCATTTCCTTTAAGACTGTGCTATAATTTATATATAAGTTAAATTATAGATTTAAAAATTGCATAGGCGACACAAAGTATTATCCCAGATGAAGAATAGTCTGGGATATTTTTTTTGGATTTTTTTCGTAGATGAAGTGTGTCTAGAGTACCCGCCCACTCTCGCCTTACCCCCGCCTTAATCTCGACCCCCCCTTAAATAAATTAATTAAAGTCCCGGCACTAAATTTAAAATATTTAAGGATTAAATTAGCGATCGCAAGATAAGAGATAAGAGATAAGAGATAAGAGATAAGCCTTAAATTAAATTAGTGCATAGTGCAGACAAGTTTCGACGCTAAATTAAATTAGCGATCGCAGAATATTTTTAACTCATGTATAAAATATAACATAAAATTAATTTAAAATACTGTAGCGTTATTTTTAAGAGTGCGTTATTATAAAGAGAGTTAAAAAAGTTAAAAAAAGAGGTAAGGAAAATGAAAAATAAAATAGCAGAAATTAAAGAACTAGTTAAAGAAGTATTCCCTGATTTTAATCAGGAAAAAGATATAACGCCACAATTAGTTAGGCAATATATCAAAAACAAGTTACCAGAAGAGGTTTTATTTCAAACAGCAGTTTTAGTTCCATCCCGGATCAATTGCTGGGTAAGAATTGAGAAACTGTGCAACTACTTAAAAACAGTCAAATACTGGGCTAGTTTATAACTTTAAATAAGTTATTGCGGTCGAGTGAGTTATGACTCCCGACTTAGGTTTAATGCCTAAGCGATCGCATTCTTAATCCTAAGAAGTAGTTAAGCTTAGGATTAAGAGTTAACAAAAAGTAAAAAAGTAAAGGAAGAGGTAAGGGAAAATGGCTAATACATTCATGACAGGAAACTACTACAAAAATAGCTCTAGAGAGATCATTATTCTCGTTACGTCCAGAACAAAGTGCTTTATAACCTACAAAGAGTTTTGGATTAGTGACTTAAACAACTGCTATCAAGACGGTAAGGTTAAGGTAAGAGTTAATGAAAATAACGACGAGTTTGTTTTAATCGATGGATTTAGCAAATACTCGTCAATAGACGAGTATGTAAAGTATGTTAAGGAGGATAATATAAAGGAGGAGGTTAATGTTAAGGAGGAGGTTTATAGCGCAGTACACAGAAACTTCCTTAAAGTTGGGAAGAGGTTTAAATATGTAGATTTAAAAAATGATATAATACAAGATGTCATTTTTGAA